TAGTATTACCACCAAGATAATCATCATTTAGATATGTGATAGATGCACCTGTTGTTGTCTTTCTAGTTACATCATAATGGTATCCCTTTGCAGCTCCACAAGGATACTTAACTATCTCTACGTTTTGTAAGATAGAAAATTTTGGGTCATGATCTACAAATGATTTGATAGTCTTAGTAAGTTCTACCAACTTATGATAGACATCAGGTAGTTCTTTGTTACCCATTCCACCAGCGTCCATACTTAAAACTCTGGTTTCGTCCCAGACATATGTCTTAAGTATATTAGAGTTAAAGAACTCTATGAGTTCTTTTGATAACTCTGGTGTTATATTTGTTTGAGAAACGTAAATCACCCGAATAAATGTACGTTGTAATGTTTGCGAACAGGTTTCACCTCTTTTTTAGGTTTCACCTTGACCGTTTTATATATTCGCAGTAATAGTTCTGTTTTCATACGAAAGGAAATCCACAATTCCATGTGACTAGAGAGTATCTAACACCCCTAGTTACTGGGTTTACTTTATGATATACAAATGAGGGAAATACGACCAATGACCCTTGCATATCTAGTTCCTCACATATTGTGAGTTTATCTCTGTGATGATGAAATTCTAGCGTACCTCCATCAAATTCGCTAGGGTCATTTAACAATAATGTAGTAGATAATTTTCTATATCTACCTTGCCACTTACCTTCTGAATATGGTTCAGTTCCCATATCGGGGTGCCAATCATAAAATTGACCTGGTTTATATTCTGTGAACTGTGCTGATTCTGTTGTATCCCATTGAAAGTTCCACTCAGCGTTTTTATTTGCTTGATCTACTAAAGGTTTTAGTATGTTATATATCCAAGGTTCATCTAACCAAGCGACATGAGAGTTTCTAACCTTTAATAGATTATCAAGTTCTTCT